CCAGATGCAGAGCATCGGTTTGTACCACAAGCAAAAGGTGAAGATAAGGAAACATTAATCAAAATCCCAAATCGTGAGTTTAACTAATGACTGAGACACCACAACAGCCTCCAGTAACAATTGAACATAATATTCGTGTTGTTCATTTGATAACAGGAGATCATATTGTCTGCAATTTTGGGCAAATTAGAGAAGAAGATAAATTTGTTGCATATCAATTTTTATATCCTTTAGTTCTTTCCTTATCTGAAGGTGAAGGAGAAACATTTAATGTAACATATCGTAGGTGGAATCCATTTACTCCTTACGAGGATCATCGTGTTAATCCACAGCATGTTGTGTCAGCAATGCCACCAGCAGAGGATATCCTTAAGAATTATGTGGCTAAATTAGATGAGGCAGGTATTGATTTATCATTCTTGCCAAACAAAGGAAACGATATCTTAGGAAGAACAGATGGAGAATCAACCCAAGAACCTACAAGTGCTGCTACTGAAGGACCAGTGGCTACTGGCACAGGTGGAGGAGATTGAAGGAGTAGAGTTGGGTGATCCAGATTGCATCCTTAGAGAACCATTAGCAATAGATGGTGTCAATCTTAAAGATTGGCTACCATTTGCTGATGTTAAGGAGACAGTGATCAGATCTTCTGATATACTAACCTTCTTAGAACCTGGTAAGGATCTACTTGCTAGTTACTATAGTTACAAACCAATTGAGCCTGAGATTCTAACTGAATGAAGTTCTACACCAATGTTGAACAGGCAGGAAACCGTCTTCTAGTACGTGGGTACGAAGGCGGTTCTTCTTTCTCTTATAGAGTGCCGTTCAACCCTACATTATATGTTGCCAGCAAGAATTATTCTGAGTGGAAAACTCTTGAGGGTGATTGTGTAGAACCTATTCAATTGGGTGACATTAAATCAGCAAGAGAGTTTGTTAAGCAGTATAAGGAAGTAGAAGATTTTGATATCTATGGTAATACAAGGTATCTCTATCAGTATATTGCTGGTGAACATCCAGAGGATGAGATTAAGTATGATACATCACAGATTCGTATCTTTAATATAGATATTGAGACTGCTGCTGAGAATGGATTTCCAGATATAGAATCAGCAGACCAAGAGATATTAGCGATCAGTATTAAGGACTCTTATACTGGTCGTATTATTGTGTTTGGTGCTAGACCATTTGACAATAAGCATGATGATGTAGATTATATGCACTTCAGATCTGAAGAGTCTATGTTAACTGCATTCTTGGGGTATTGGAATGAGAATTGTCCTGATGTTATTACGGGCTGGAACGTACAGCTTTTTGATATTCCCTATATCGCTCGGCGTATTGATAGGATACTTGGTGAGAGGGCTGCTAAAAGTCTTAGCCCTTGGAAACTTATATCTTCTAGAGAAATTTACATCAAAGGACGAAGACAAATCGCCTACGATTTACCAGGAATTGCTACGCTGGATTATCTTGAACTTTACAGGAAATTTACTTATACTAACCAAGAATCGTATCGCTTGGATCACATATGCTTGGTTGAATTGGGGCAACGAAAGTTAGATCACTCTGAGTTTGATACATTCAAAGAGTTCTATGAGAATGACTGGCAGAAGTTCATTGATTATAATATACATGACGTTAGGTTAGTAGATCAACTTGATGATAAGATGAAACTACTTGACTTAGCATTCACTATGGCCTATGATGCTAAGGTGAACTATGAGGATGTATTTTCTCAGGTTAAGATGTGGGATAACTACATCTATTGTGAGTTAAATAAACGAAAGATTGCTATCCCTCCAAAGAAGGAAGCAACTAAAGATGCAAAGTACGCAGGAGCTTATGTCAAGGAACCGAAACCAGGACGCTATGATTGGGTTGTTAATTTTGACCTTAATAGCCTCTATCCTCACCTTATTATGCAATATAATATCTCACCCGAAACCCTCAGGGAGGTTAGACATCCCAATGCGAGCGTTGAAGGGATCCTAAACAAAAAGGTAGAGATAGATGGTGAGTATGCTGTGTGTGCCAATGGAGCACAGTACAGGAAGGATGTGCAGGGATTCCTGCCGTTGATGATGAAGAAGATGTATGACTCTAGGGTTATATTTAAGAAGAAGATGATTGAGGCTAAGAAGGAGTATGAGAAGAATCCAACGGTTGAACTTACGAAAGAGATTGCTAGATGTAATAACATTCAGATGGCTAAGAAGATCTCACTTAACAGTGCTTATGGTGCTATCGGCAATGAGCATTTCAGGTATTATAGGTTAGCAAACGCAGAGGCCATTACGTTATCAGGTCAAGTCTCAATTAGATGGATTGAGAATAAGATGAATGGGTATCTAAATAGATTGCTTCAGACAGAAAAAACAGATTACGTAATTGCATCAGACACCGACTCAATATATCTTAATCTTGGACCTGTTGTTGATAAATTTTTTGGTAGTAAGTCTAACGATAAGAATAAAATTGTGGAGTTACTTGATAAGGTCTGCAAAGATAAACTGGAACCGTTTATTGATGCGTCCTATGAGGAGTTGGCTTCGTATGTTAAGGCGTATGATCAAAAGATGATCATGAAGCGAGAGAACATTGCTGACAGGGGTATCTGGACTGCCAAGAAGAGATACATATTAAACGTATGGGACTCAGAGGGAGTCAGATACAAAGAACCCAAGATGAAAATCATGGGACTTGAGACCGCTAGGTCATCTACACCACAATATTTTAGGGACAAGTTGTATGCAGCTTTTAAGATCATTATCGGCAAAACAAATGATGAACTTATCTCTTTTGTCAATGCAGTCAGAACAGAGACCAGAGAGCAAGGACAAGAAGGAGTCGCCTTCCCCAGAGGTTGTAACAATCTGGAAAAATATAAGCACCCCACCGAAATCTATAGCAAAGGTACACCCATCCATGTCCGAGGAGCCTTGCTCTACAACAATTTTGTCAGAAAAAACAAGTTAGAGCATAAGTATCCATACATTCAGGAAGGTGAGAAGATTAAATTCATCTACTTGAAGACACCAAATCCTTTGCATGAAAATTGTGTATCATTTTTTAGTACCATTCCACCAGAGATGAATCTTGACAAGTATGTTGACTATCAGCTACAGTTTGAGAAGAGTTTCTTGGAACCATTAAAAAACGTGCTACAATGTGTGGGGTGGACCCATGAAAAACGAATAACACTAGGGAGTTTCTTTGAATGAGTAAAACAGTGTATACAGTAACCTATCAGGATGCACAAGTGGAAGCACTTGATGCAGATCAAATCAGAGTCTTTGAACAAAAAGACACAGCAGATGCTTATGCTAAGCTCTTGTCACAAGACCACGATTATGTTAGAATGTACGAAAGTGAGGTAAATGAATGGGATCCTTCCTAGATAGTGTAATTAAGGATAGTGGAAATGAATTCGCTAGTATTGTTTCTGATGGTGTTGCCGCAGGTGACGTTACCTCGTTTGTTGATACTGGGTCATACATCTTTAATGCTGTTGTTAGTGGGTCTCTTTTTGGCGGTATTCCCTCCAATAAAGTTACCGCACTGGCTGGAGAGTCAAGTACTGGAAAAACTTTTTTTGCCCTCAGTGTTGTTCATAGTTTTCTTAGTAATAATCCTACTGGTGGGGTCATTTATTTTGAGTCTGAGTCTGCTTTAAGCAAAGACATGATTGAGACAAGGGGAATTGATTCCAAGCGTATGGTAATCTTTCCTGTTGCTACGATAGAAGAGTTTAGGACACAGGCTGTAAGGATTGTTGATAAGTATATGAAAGAACCAAAGGAGGAGCGTCAACCATTGATGTTTGTTCTTGATTCTCTTGGTATGCTTAGTACATCAAAGGAGATGGAAGACATCTCTAATGATAAGCAGGTCAGGGACATGACCAAATCTCAGTTGATCAAGGGTGCATTCAGAGTATTGACATTGAAACTAGGACAGGCAGGTATTCCAATGCTTGTTACGAATCACACATATGATGTGATAGGATCCTATGTGCCAATGAAAGAAATGGGCGGTGGTGCAGGCCTTAAGTACGCTGCATCTAGTATAATATTCTTAACCAAATCAAAAGAGAAGGAAGGCACAGACTTAGTGGGCAACATCATTAAGTGTGAGGCTAAAAAATCACGATTATCCAAGGAGGGTTCCAAAGTTGCAACT